TTACACTTCTTATCAGTGTTGCAATAGTATTCTCCCTTTTTACAGGATGTCTTCGCCATTATACAGACTATTCAGAGCTATTATTATTTAGCAATCCGTCTTTTAACATCTTTGAAAGTTCACTTGTAGAACCAACAAAGAGTGCGTTATTAGTAACAGTATTTTGTTTTTTAGGATTATCTTCTTCTATATCTTTTACTTTTTTATGTAAATCTGCTAACTTATCTGTTGTATCTGCAACTGATTTAATAAGTTGTCCTGCAACTTCATATGCTCTAGGACTTGCTGTTTCACCTGCAACTTCCATGATACCATTGATTGCTTCTTGACCTTTTTCAATTAATGAATATAAATTACCTCTTGTATAATCATAATCTTTCTTGACTTCATCAACTTTGGTTACTTCATCTGCTTTCACAATCGCATCAACCTCAACACTACCATCAGTGTTGAAAGTATCATTCAATGAATCGTAACCTTTTGCCATTATACGTCTATCCCTCTATTTGGTGCAAAATCTTTTGCATCGCCAAAGAATGAACTGCTCTCTGTAAATCCAAAATCATCACCTGGTTCAATTAATAAGTCATCTGCAGTATCTATAACATCATCTTCGTTATAATCTTTCTTTGCTTTTGGTACGACAGTATATCTTTGTACACGTTTTGCTGTCCTTGTATTGGTGTCTGTGTAGTAATCCAATTGAACTTTTTTGATGAGTCCTTCTGGAGTTTGAGCAATATGGTTAAAGAAGAATGTTTTGGCTGTAAATGATAAAGTGTATATTAATGCTCTTCTAGTAGAAAAATCACCCTCATAATCATCCTGTTGAGATATATTTTGAAGAACCATTGGTATGTCTCTCTTCTCACCGATTGATTTAACTAAATCAATTGATATATTAAAACCTGGTTGAAAGAATGGTAATATCTGTTCTAGTATTTGTAATCCATCATCTTGTTGTTTAACTAAAATATTTAAATCAAATCCAAGATTATATGGAACAGGCATGAATACCTTTTTCATTTGATCATTATTTACATCTTTTGCTTTAAATGTCTGTGTGATACCTGCCTTTCTTGTTGAGTCATAAGATATGTTTGTAATCTCAAAAGACATTCTTGGTAATGTAATTTGAGTTGCTTTATTTAATTCTGCTTGCTGTGTTATTCTTGCTAAAAACTTTTGTCTAGGACCATATGCTATCGGTACTTTGATGTCAGATATAACGTTCCCTGCACCATCATCATGTCGCACATGAATATCATTAAACAGTGTGCCAAATGCAATAACTGTTTTTCTTACAATTTGATGATAAAAATAATTGCCTAACATTAGAAACTACCAAATGGATTAGATTCAGAGAAATCTATAAGTAAATCTGCCTCTGATTCAAATATGTCTCCTTCATTATATTTATCTGTGGTATCATCATCGAACACAGAAACACTGAACACTGCACCAGATTCAAGTCCTTTAACATTTTCACCAGGAAAGAATCCAGTTGTAGTTGTTCCAATTCCAACATTACTTACTTTAAGTATTCCAGTATCTATATCCCAATTTTTAACTCTTGCTTGTGTTCCTGAACGCATACCTTGTACAACTTCGTTGAAGTGATAAGTTCCAACACCAGTGAGTGTTTCTGGATCAGATATTGTAATTGTTGGTTCAGAAGTATAATTTTGACCAGGATTAATTACAAATATATTTTTAACTTCATTAAACCCTTGCGTATCGTTTATACCAATAGATGCAAGACCAACTGCTCCTGTTCCACCACCACCAGAAATAGTAACTGTTGGTGCAGTTCCAAATCCAATACCAGCATCACTAACTACATATCTAATTACACCTTTACCTGATGTAGCGATAGAACAAGTTGCTGCTACTCCTGTTCCACCACCACCCGTAAACGTTATGGTTGGTGCTTCTGTATATCCATAACCAGCATTAGTAATTAATATCTTCTCTACTGATGTCACATTCGCTCTAGACGTTGTGAATGCAACAGCAGTGGCATTAGACCCACTTAAACCATTTGGAGAGGTGCTTATGGACACTAGAGGAGCACTTGAGAATCCTGAACCATCATTATTCAAGAAAATCTCGCTAATATATCCCGTATTAATAATTGGTTGTGCAGTCGCAGTTCTCCCAACTGCAACTAATTGTAAATCAGTAATATAACCTACATCGTCTACTTGTGTGTCAATCGCAGCGATATCAGTATCGATAATCTCATCCTCATATTCAAATAGTTCACATTTTAGTTTGTAGACGTAATTACTACCTAACTGATAGAAAGGTTCTTCGTGCTCTACAAATTTTATTTCAAATAATCTTTGACCTAATGGAAAAAATACTAAATCACCTTCACGAGGGCGAGATGATAATTCAATATCATCATCTGCCTCCATAAATGGTGCGATAAATTCTTCAAATCTTTCTTTTGAAATGGTAAGAGTTACTTCATCTCTTAAACTCATACCAAACTTTGTTAAAACATCACCAGCTCCTGCATATCCATCATAATTTTCCACATATGCTTCAATCAAAAAGTTATCATCAAATTTAGATGCAGTAACTTCTTCGATAATTGTTGATTGATTTACAAATTTTCTTGGTATAAATGTAACTTCAACACCGTATATTTTAAGATGTTCATTAATTAGACTTTGTACTAATCTTTGCTCACCTCTAGAACCTTGTAAAAAATGTGGATTCAATGCCATTATTCATCACCCAATAAAGTCAAGAGGAGGTGTCTCATAGTCCATCATCATTCTTGACCTGAGTTCCTCTATCTCTCTAACTCCATCGTCATAGATTTCTCTACCGTTTAATTCAATTCCGCCTGGTAATTTAGTTCCTCTAAATTTAATCAAATTCATTCCCCATTGTTTTTTCATTAATGCAACAAAATATCTTTTTACAAATGGGTCATTATAAACTTGTCTGTATTCCTCTGGATCAAGAGCACGAAAACAATCAATTACTATAAATGTATCTAATGATTGTGCTCCCCAATCTATATCTAAATATAATCTATCTTGTCTCTGATTAAATCTTATTTGTTTATCAGTTGTAAGTAAAAAATCAATATCTTCTAGATATCTTTTTGTCATTGCAAATTGTAATAGCTCAACAGAGTTGAAATAATATAAGTCATTTAAAAACAATTGATATTTAATACTAAACATTCCACCTGAAATAGAACTTGTATCAAATTTAAAAATTTTATTTACACCAATTACGTGATCTGGGACTGCTATAAAATTAGAAGTTTCGTAAAAGTTGCTTGAAACTGTTCCTGCGGTATTAGTTGAAATACCAGTTGTAGTAACTATTCCAACTCCATCTGTTCCTTTTGCTCTACCTCTATCTAAGTCTTCTTGAGTAATTTTGTATTTGAGATACATTCTCTCAATACCATTATAATGACGCTCCTGATATAATTGAATTGTATCATCAAGTGCATCATGTATCTGGTCAGTATCAAGGTTAATTTCCAATACAGGATAACCCAGTTTACGTAAACCGAAGTTTATAAGTTGTCCTCTACTGTTTGGTGCTGCCATTACTCTCCGTGAGATTTGCGATTTCCTCTAAAAGTTCATGCTTTTCTTTTTCATAATCATTTTTTAGAGTTTGGAGTTTCGCCTCCAAAAGAACGTTTTGATTTAATGCTGCTGCTAGTTTTGTATGATATAAGTTCACTAATACATTAACATCTACTTCACTGTTTTGTTGCATATTAGAAGGTACCTCCATCTAGGGTCGAAGTCCAATGTGGTTTGTTTATATAGACGTTGGTGGCAGCACCTGGTACAGATGCCAAGTTTGCAATAGCACCACTCTGTCCCTCTCTTCTTAAATTATTTGTTGTGTTAAATGTTCCTTCTACACCAATTAAATTAACAGAGTTTCCACCTGTTACTGCTGTTTCAACAACACCAAATGCACCAGTCGAGTCTTGTTTTACAATATCACCTACTGCTACTGTTATCGCTGCACTTAATGAACTTAATGTAATTTTTGTAATTGCAGTTAATACTTGCTTTGAAGTAATAACGGGTGTTTGTGGAGCATTTGTAGATCTCTGTAGACCAGTATCATCAAACCAAACAACACCACCTGAACTAAAGTTACCTGACTGATAGTAGATACCTTTAATATCTAAGAAACCCTTTGTACCTGTAACTACACTAGCAGAGATAGTTGCATCAGGAACATATGTCCATCTGCGACTGTCATCACCGTGTGTACCGTGATTTCCTGTTCCAGCAGTGCTAGATGCAATCGAACTGTCATCTAATCCAAAGAAACCATCAGTTGAGTTTGCAGTTCCAATACCAGTATTATAAGTAAATCCAAGTCCACGGTCAGTATTAGTATCTGTTGCATGTACAACTGTTATTTCAGTCTGTGTACTAATACCTGCGATTGCTGTTCCTTGGAATGTAAGTGTTTTAGTTCCAGTATTAATTGCTGTAACTGTTGTTATACCACTTGCAGAGAAACTTGAATGTAATAGAGTATCATTGACTGCGATGCCTGTTACTTGGTCAACAACAACTGCTGAAGCTCCATTTGCCATCGCTGTCATCACAGTTCTTGTACTGGTAGTATCACCAACCATCATGATTGGATCATTCACAGTTGTCTGTGTTGAGTTAACTGTGGTTGTTGTACCATCAACTTGTAAGTTACCTTTAATGATAACGTCACCTTCATTACTTAAACCATCTGGATATGGGTCAATGAATATCTTATTTCCCTGACCAGCTAGAGATGCAATAATATTATCTTCAATTCTTATATTTCCAAGAGTACTGTTACCACCAACAATTAATTGATTGTCAACAGTTACTTTACTACTCGTAAATTTTACATCTGCTCCAGTAAATTGTAATGAATCTGTTCCATTCTCATCATATTCTATCTTTGCATCAGCAGTGCCTGTACCATCTGCACCTCCACCAAATCCTAAAGTAGTATCGTCAGGTATCATTACCTCACCAGTTCCATTAGGATTAAAGATTATATCTCCATTATTATTCGTTGAAGATAAGGTATTAGCGTCTAAAGTTAAATTATCTACGTTCCAAACATCTATTTTTCTATTATTATCAAGTATCGCTACAATACCACCATCACTATTTCTTGTATTAGTTACACCATTTAGAGCACCAGGCGTATGCTCCATCATAGATGTATAGTAAAATCCTCCAACTGGATTAACGTTTGTACCGTCATCTCCTAAAAATACTCTATCTTTATATTGATTCGTTCCACCATATTGACCTACACCAGTCACATATGCCATTTCACCCCAATTCAGACTGCTTGGTTTCGCAGTTCCAGAGGAGCGTTTGATTCTAATAATACTAGCCACTTAAAAATTTCCTCCGTTGA